GAAGACCTTTCTGAAGAATTTAAGACAAAAGCAGCAACTGTTTTTGAAGCTGCAATTAAATCAAAGTTACGTTCAGAAATTGATCGTATCCATGAAGAAGTAACTAGTGAAAAAGAAACAGAACAAGAAACCTTCAAAGAAGAGTTGACTGAGAAGGTTGATACATATCTCAACTACGTTGTAGAGGAATGGACTAAGGAAAATGAGTTAGCAATTGAGCGTGGACTTAAAGGCGAAATTGCAGAAGACTTTATTTCTGGACTGAAACAGTTGTTTGAAGATCACTATATTGACGTTCCAGACGAAAAGTATGACGTTTTGGAAGCACAGTCTGAAAAAATTGCAGAATTAGAAGAGAAATTAAATGAGTCAATTCAGAAGAATGTTGAAATGACAGAAGATAATTCTCTATTAGTTCGTGAGCAAGTCTTTACTGATATTTCAGAAGATTTAGCTCAAACAGAAATTGAGAAGTTCAAAAGTCTTGTAGAAGATGTTGACTTTACAGATGAAGGGTCTTTCCGTGAAAAACTCTCCACTCTGAAAGAAAGTTATTTCCCTAAAGTTAAGCCTGCTACAAGGGCACGAGCAATAGATGATGAAGATGGTGGCACCGCACAGGACATTGATACGACAGATAGTATGCGAAAGTATATGTCTGCTATCAGTCGTGATCAAAAGGCGAGTGCATAAGTTAATATAATTAAAAAGATGTAAATAATAAAGGAGAAACTAATGTTTCAGACAGAACATCTACAAGAAAAGTGGCAGCCAGTCCTAGAACATCCTGATCTTAATAAGATTGATGATTCTTACAAGCGGGCAGTTACTACTCTCATCTTAGAGAACCAAGAAAAAGCAATGCGAGAAGATTCTAATTTTCTTTCAGAAGCTGCACCAACTAACAGCACTGGTGGACAAGTATCAAATTGGGACCCAATTCTAATTTCATTAGTTCGTCGTGCAATGCCAAACCTCATTGCTTATGATGTTTGTGGTGTTCAACCAATGACTGGGCCAACCGGCTTGATCTTTGCAATGCGTGCTAAAGCAGCATCTTCTGATGGTGCAGAATTGTTGGTAGATGAGCCAGACACAGGACTTTCCAATGATGACGCTGCTGGTGATTTAACATCATCTGCAATGACAGGTTCTAACCCAAAGTTGTTAAACGACAGTCCAGCTGGTATCTACTTGTCACCAACTGGTATGACTACAGCACAAGGTGAAGCCCTTGGTGATGCTGGTGCAAACTCTTTTGCAGAAATGGCATTCAGCATTGAGAAAACAACAGTTACTGCTGTTTCTCGCGCACTTAAAGCTGAGTACACAATGGAACTTGCTCAAGACCTTAAAGCAATTCATGGTTTAGACGCAGAAACAGAATTGGCCAATATGTTGTCAACTGAAATTCTTGCTGAAATCAACCGTGAAGTTGTTCGTTCACTTTACATCACGGCCGTGCCGGGTGCTCAAGTCAACACAACAACTTCTGGAACTTTCGATCTTGACACCGACTCTAATGGTCGTTGGTCAGTTGAAAAGTTCAAAGGTTTGATGTTCCAAATCGAGCGTGATGCTAATGCGATTGGTCAACAGACTCGTCGTGGAAAAGGTAACATGATTATCTGTTCAGCTGATGTTGCTTCTGCACTTCAGATGGCTGGTGTTCTTGATTACACTCCTGCTCTTAACAACAACTTGAATGTTGATGATACATCCACCACATTTGCTGGTGTTATGAATGGTCGCTTCAAGGTTTATGTTGATCCATATTCTGCAAACGTAGCTGCTAATCAGTACTATGTTGCTGGATATAAAGGTACTTCACCTTACGATGCTGGTTTCTTCTACTGCCCATACGTTCCATTACAGATGGTTCGTGCAGTTGGTGAAAACACATTCCAACCAAAAATTGGATTTAAGACACGTTACGGAATGGCCGCTAACCCATTTGCAGCTGCTGGTGCAGCTTCTGATGGTTTCCCTGCTTCTGGTCTTAACTCTGATGCATCTATTGATGCAAACGTGAACTCCTACTATCGTCGCGTTAAAGTTAACAACCTTATGTAAGATAAGGAATACTATAAAACTGGGGGAGCTTTCGGGCTCCCCTTTTTTTTGTTATAAATAGTATTAGAGGTAAATAAATGGCAAGTGTAAAAAGACAACCAGATAAATTAGATTACGCAAGTCCTACTCAATTTAGGTTTGGTATTCACCAGTTACCAAAAGTAGAGTTCTTTTCAACTGCAGCTACTATACCAGCAATTGCGTTATCTGATGTAATAGTACCTACAGCATTTAAATCAATTCCAATGATGGGTGATCAACTTACATATGATAATCTTGCAATATCTTTTATTGTTGATGAATACCTTGAAAACTATTTAAGTATTCACGAATGGATGACTGCCATTGGTTTTCCTAAAAACAGAACACAGTTTAGCGAATTTAAATCTAATACATCTAACACACCTTCAGCTAATGCTGTTAAATCTAATGATATTGGTGATGTTCAAAAACCAACTTCTACAAATGCATTATTTTCTGATGCAACACTTACTATTTTATCAAACAAAAATAATCCAATCGTAAATGTATTTTTCAGAGATTTGTATCCAGTTGCAATGACAGGATTATCTTACAATCAAGCTGCAACAGATGTTGAATATTTAACAGCAGAAATTACATTTGCATATCAACTTTATGAAATTGAGACAATTAGTTGATATAAATAACTACGAGCAGAGATTTGATATGCTAGAGTATATTATCAAATCTTAGACTTAATGATCTAGTGACTACTCGTTGCAACTCACTAGGGTCAATATAATCAAAAGAGAGTAATCAAACTCTGCTCATTTTTTTTAAGAAAGTATATAATGACATTAGACGAATTGAAAACACAAGCATCATCAGACCTTCCTATAACTGATCAAGAACACTTGGATCAGGAATCATTTAGAAACCAAGAAATCAAATCAAAATGGCTAGACTACAAAACACGATATGAACTTTTGCTCGTAAGGAACAAAGGTGATTATCAGAAATTGTATAGAGCTAAATGGGAATACTATGGTGGTAAATCAGATGCAAAAGTATATGCATCAAAACCCTTTGACTTAAAAGTTCTTAAAACTGATTTAGCAATGTACATAAACTCAGATGATGATATTATAGCACTTGGTGCAAAAATAAGTTATCTAGAAATTACCATTAAATTTATTGATGGTGTTATTAAATCCATTGATAATCGTGGATGGGATGTTAGTCACGCTATTGGATGGAAGAAGTTTGAAGCTGGAATGGTGTAAGATGAGAATATGATTCATTATACTAATATTAGTAAAAGTTTTTCTGTTCCTGATATATTAGAAGATGGTGTTATCACTGAAGAAAGTGGTAAGGTAAAAAGAAACTCAAAAATATTTTTTATTAAAGATACTGAAACTTGTAAAGAAATATTTAACCTTATTAATAAGACAACAGTAATTAAGCTGACTGATATAGAACCATTACAATATTCAGAGTATGGTGTTGGTGGTGAATACGGTTGGCACAGAGATATTCATGATAACCCATACCCAAACGGATTGGTTAGAAAAGTATCTTTTTCTACCATTCTGAATGATGATTTTGAAGGTGGTGAATTTGACATTGAAACAAGAAATCCAGCCGACAAGAAACGATATGATACATTTGATAATAAAAAACAAAACACTATAATATTTCCTTCTCATATGTGGCACAGAGTGAGGCCAATAAAATCTGGTGTTAGAAAATCTGTAGTGGGTTGGGTACTAGGGCCTCCGTGATGAAAATATCAAAGAAGAACGAAGTTTACCTAATTTTAGAAGACTTAGAACCTCATGAAAAAGAAGAGCTTAGTTCCTTCTTTACGTTTGAAGTGCCAGGCGCAAAGTTTATGCCTATGTATCGTAATCGAATATGGGATGGAAAGATACGTTTATTCTCTACAGACACAGGTGAGATTTATGTAGGTTTGTTGCCATACGTTAAGAAATTTTGTGACAGTAATAAGATTTTATATATAATAGAAAAAGGAGTAGAAAATGAGCGGAATGTTGTTCGTAAGGACGTTGGAGCTTACATCGAAAGCCTCAAACCGAAATCACAAGGAAAATTTCTCAAAATCCGTGATTACCAAGTTGATGCTGTCCACCATGCTTTGGCAAGAAATCGTGCTCTTCTTGTTTCTCCTACTGCTAGTGGTAAGTCGTTAATAATATATTCTCTGGTTCGTTATTATCAGATGAAGGGTTTAAAAACTCTTATACTTGTACCTACCACTTCATTAGTAGAACAGATGTACACAGACTTTAAAGATTATGGTTGGGACTCTGATAAACATTGTCAAAAGATATATCAAGGATACACAACAAAGATTGAAAAAGATGTTGTAATATCAACATGGCAATCTATCTATAAAATGCCAAGAAAGTATTTTGATCAATTTGGGTGTGTAATCGGTGATGAAGCTCATATGTTTAAAGCAAAATCACTTACTGGTATTATGACTAAGTTAAACCAATGTAAGTATAGATTTGGTCTTACAGGGACGCTAGACGGTACACAGACGCACCAATTAGTATTAGAGGGACTATTTGGTGCAGTTGAAAAAGTAGTTACAACTAAACAGCTTATTGACAAAAATACTCTTGCAAAATTAAAAATTAAATGTGTAATACTTAAACATAATAAAATAAAGGAGAAAATGACTTATGCTGAAGAAATGGATTATATTGTGTCAAAAGAATCTAGGAATAATTTTATTCTGGATTTGTGTAACACTATTAATGGTAACACTTTATGCTTGTTCCAATTAGTAGAAAAACATGGTAAAATTTTATATAATGGAATGAAGGATAAAGAAAATGTTTATTTTGTTTATGGTGGAACTGATACAGACCAGAGGGAAAAAATACGTGGATTGGTTGAAGGCCATGCTAGGTCAACAACAATTGCGAGTTATGGGACTTTTAGTACTGGTATTAATATTCGCAATATTAACAACATCGTGCTCGCAAGTCCGTCTAAATCAAAAATACGAGTCTTGCAGTCCATTGGTAGAGGATTGCGTACATCATCAACTAAAGATTCTATTTTAGTTTATGATATTGCAGATGATATAAGCTATAACGAAAGAAGAAACTTTACTTTAAATCACTTTACAGAACGACTAAATATCTATAATGAAGAACAATTCGATTATGATATAAGTAAGGTAAAATTATGAGTGATGAAAAACCAGAAGATTTTGAAGTAAGTATTAGAGTGTTGGGTAATGAAATGTTAGCTCTAAAAATGGCAACAACTCAAACATCTAATAAATGGATGTTTGCATCTATAATTACACTTGGTTTATTAATATGGGGAGTTTCAATATTTGGGCCTTCTATAATAACATTTATGAAAGGTGTAGGAGTATAGTAATATGCATAGTTCTAAAAGAAATGATACAAGTTACAAGATAATTAAACTTACAAACGGTGAAAATATTATTGCTTCTATAACTTCTGATAATAAATATAATATAGAAATACAAGACCCATTATTAATGTCTGTTATCTCGCAGAGAACAAACTTTGATAGGGGAGAAAGTGATTCTTTAAATTTAAGTCGCTGGATTGAACCATACACAGAACAAAAATATTTCGACATTAGAAAATCTACAATTATAACAATGGCTAAAGTATCCGTTGGACTATCTAAATATTACGAATACTTTATAAAAAAATTAAAAGCATGGGAAGAAGATGAACGTAGCTCAAACTCAAAGTCATTTGAAGAAGAATTTACTGATGAAGAGATATATGATGAACTATTAGATGAACTAGAAGTAGATAGTAAACTAATACATTAACCCCTCAACATAGTTGAGTATATAGAGGTTTTAAGGTATTGTCAATTCTCTTTTCCAAAAAAGATAAAATTATAAGTTCATTGACAAAAAGACTTAGATAGTATATATTAGAAACAATGGTACTAATAAGGAGCTTTAATTCTAATGGCTGAAAAGAAAACAAAACCACATTACGTTGATAATAAAGTATTTTTACAAGCAATGATTGACTGGCGAGAAAAGTGGACTGATGATAAAAAAGAAACACCTAAACCTCCAGTTAATAATTACATAGGTGAATGTTTTCTAAAGATTGCAACACACTTAGCATATAGACCTAACTTTATAAATTACACCTATAGAGAAGAAATGGTATCTGATGGTATAGAAAACTGTTTACAATATGCTCAAAACTTTAATCCTGAGAAATCTAAAAATCCTTTTGCGTATTTTACACAAATTATATACTATGCTTTTCTTAGACGGATTGCGAAAGAAAAAAAACAAACTCATGTTAGAAATAAATTAATAGAAACTGTAAGTTATGAATCTTGGGTAACTATGCCAGGAGATGATACAGGTTATTCTGTTGCTGGTTTTGATCCTACAGTAATGCTTCCAGATGAAGATGTTTATAAACCAAAGAAAAAAGTTTCAGCTTCAAAAAAAGGATTAGAAAATTTTATGGAAGATGATGATATTGATAAGATAGCTGAAAGAGGCCACGATTGAAAATTGCGATTATAACTGACACACATTTTGGTGCTCGCAATGACAATCAAAACTTTAGTGATTTTTTCTTTAAATTCTATGAAGAAGTATTCTTTCCTACATTAGTAGAAAAAGGAATAACTACCTGTATACATATGGGTGATGTTATGGATAGGCGTAAATATGTTTCATATAAAACAGCTACAGACTTTAGACAAGGATTTATAGATCGTTTTAGAGAACTTAATATAGATTTACATATTACTGTTGGTAATCACGAT